GGGGGGGGGGATATTCTGGTAAAATGGAAACGTTGCGTATCTTGCTGTTATTATTGTGGTTTATCCATTATTGTTTATCAGTTACAATAATATAGATATTAAAAATATAATAAGTAATAATATCAGTTAGTTAGGTTAGTTTGACACCCGTGTGTAAAAAAGAGTAATAATATCAATCATTTAATAAAATGGGTTGTACTTTAAGGGGGGGGGCATGTTATTTCTTAATAAATGACTCTTTTTTAGGGGAATTCTTTAACAATAACAACAAACTACGCAACGTTTTGCAGTTGTCGCTTTTAGTGGTATCTCTTGGTTTTTCTTAACCTTTTTTGGAGTTTCTTATTTATTTGAGGGTTTTTTATGGCTGGAAGGAAAATAACGAAGGAAAGAAGAAGCAAACAATTAGCAGTTATGGAGACTCCGGAGTTTTGGGAAAGATGTTTTTTAAGTATTGGAGTTGAAGGAATAAGTCTTTCAGAGTTTTGTAGGATTGAAGATGTCAATTATAATGCTGTAAGTTATCAGTTGAAAAGTGATCTAGATTTACGTGATCGGTACGCAAGCGCACAGGAGAATCGGGGACACATTCACGCTGAGAGAATAGCGGAATTGTCGGAACTTGTTTTGTCCGATGATCCAAAAAAAGCGAATCAATATAAGATAAGTCTGGATAGCAAGCGCTGGCTTGCATCTGTAATGAACAGAAAAGCATACGGCCAGCAGATTGACCAGACTGTAAACGTAAACATAGACCTCAACTCAACTTACTTGAATCAGCTAAAGACTTTGATGACAAACAAGCCAGAAATAACAGATCAAAGTAAAAAACAATGCGAAACTATCGAACATCAAGGCTAACTTATTGTATTCATTGAATAAAAATATGATGGTTTATCCGATGACATGAAATAAGTTAACATAATAAATATTATGTTAACTTAATTTTTGACCCCCCTCGATTATATTTTGGGAGGCTGGTCGTGGATGACCCCTATCTCCGTCAAACGCCACATCCCAAAATTTTTTAATTTTTTTCTGAAAAACTTTTTTTATGACTCAGGAAGAGCAATTAGCAGAAGCATTCAAGAAATTCCAACTCCGCTACATCAACGACCCAGTATTATTTGTCAAGGACGTTTTAGGTTTGACTCCAGACACATGGCAGGAACAGGTCTTAAATTGGGTAGCACATGGAAAAAGGCGAATTTCCGTCCGTTCTGGACATGGAGTAGGAAAAAGTTCGTGTGCATCATGGTTAATGATCTGGCATCAGCTAACTAGGTTCCCCCAGAAGACGGTTGTGACTGCCCCAAGTCATTCTCAGTTACATGACGCACTTGGTGCGGAGGTTAGGAAGTGGATCACCGCACTTCCTGCGGTATTAAAGGATCAGTTGGAGGTATTCACGGAGCAGATACGTTTAAAGGCGGCTCCAAGTGAGAGTTTCATCAGCTTCAGGGTTTCTAGGCCGGAGAAGGGTTCTGCGGAGGCATTACAGGGAGTCCATTCTGACTATGTATTATTGGTTGTAGATGAAGCATCCGGAATAAATGACGCTATTTTTGAAGCAAGCGCAGGGTCGATGTCAGGTGAGAATGCAACGACCATTTTATTGGGAAATCCAGTACGAGGTCAGGGCTTTTTTTATGACACACACAACAAGTTAAGTAAGAACTGGGAGACTTTAACTGTCAACTGTGAAGATTCTGCGAGGGTGAGCAAGGATTTTGTTCAGGACATTGCGGATCGTTATGGTTCTGACAGCAACCAATTTCGTGTAAGGGTATTGGGTGAGTGGCCATTAGCGGATGATGACGCAATCATTCCAAGACATTTAGTTGAGAGTGCAGTTGCGAGGGATGTGGAGAACATTGGAGGAGCAGTTACGATTGGAGTTGACGTTGCTCGTTTTGGTAGTGACTCAAGTGCAATCTGTTTGCGTCAGGGCAACATGATATTAGGAGATGGAGTAAAGACTAAGCGTGGATTAGACACCATGCAGGTAGTTGGGTGGGTGCGGAGTGAGATTGAGGGTTTAAAGAGCAAGAATTTAGAGGTTGGGGATGTCTGTATAGATTCGATTGGTTTGGGAGCCGGTGTGGTGGATCGTTTGCTTGAGGAGGGTGTAGATGTTAGGGGGATTAATGTTGGAGAGTCACCTTCTATTGCAGGGAACTATTTAAATTTACGGACGGAGTTATGGGAGAAGTGCCGTTCATGGTTTGAGGGGTTAGATGTGGTAATTCCGAATGATGAGGGATTAATTATGGAGTTATGTTCAGTAGGATACGGATTTTCTTCAACCGGAAAGACCAAAGTTGAGTCGAAGGATGACATCCGCAAGCGTTTGGGGAGTTCTCCGGACAGTGCAGACGCACTTATATTAACATTTGCGAGTTATGCAAGCAGGAACGCATCTAAGTCATGGTCAAAGCCATTAATTCGTGAAATGAAGGGTATTGTTTGATTTTAAACCTTGATCCTGTCTTGTTTTTCAGAGAATTTTACTATAAATACAGGAATCTAAGAAATAGATGCTACCAGCAAAGTATATAAATTGGAGAAAGGGACAGGAGTACGTCACTTTGTATGAATATAAGACTGCAGATGGATACAAAGGTTCCATAGTTCAATTAAGGCAAAAAAAGGAAGAGATTGGCACTAACTGACTCAGAAGTAAGAGAGCAGACAGCAGAATTAGAGAAGGAGCAGATTAGACTTGCTGGTGACACTGCAATGGATGTCACAGAACTGGAGGGTATAGTTGCAGGTCTTATTGATGAAGCAGTTGATTACATTGATCTCTCTGAAGCACCAGATCGCATCACAGCAAGCGATTACTTCAATGGTAGGCCATTTGGTAATGAAGAAGATGGTCGCTCTCAGGTGGTGTCTAGGGATGTCAGGGACACAATCGCTTTAATGATGCCCCAGATTATGAGGACATTTTTTGGTACACAGAGAGTTGTGGAGTACCAGCCACGTTATCCCGAAGATGTTCCAAATTCTGAACAAGCCAGTGATTACGTCAATCAAGTTGTTTTAGGTACAGACAATCCAACCTCATTCCAGACTTTCTATTCTATTATCAAGGATTCTCTTATAAAGAGGGTCGGAATTGCAAAAGTTGATTGGGAGAGAAGGGAAGAGGTAGAGCATGAGGAATATACTGGATTGGATGATCAAGCATTACAGGCTTTGCTTTCTGATCCAGATATAGAAGGTAGCTCAATTGAGTCATATCCAGACCCAGACTTTGTAGCACCAGACACTCCTCCTCCAACTGAGGGTGTCTCTCCGACCGGAGAACCGCAAGTGCAACCGCAGGACATGGAAGTTCCAATGTTGCATGATGTAGTGATTCGGAGACTTTCAGTGGAGGGGAGTGTCATTTTTGAGGCTTTGCCGCCAGAGGAATTTTTAATAGACAGGAGAGCAAAGTCAGTAGAGGATGCAACGATAGTTGCACATAGGAGGTATCTCACAGTCTCAGAGTTGGTGAGCATGGGGTACAATTTTGATGAAATGTTGGATTTAGCAGGAGATGCAGATGAATTTGACACAAACATGGAGTTTCTTTCAAGACATCCTCTGGGGTCTTATGCTTCTAGTGACGAAGGTGGAGAAGCGAATCGCAAGGTTTTATATATTGAAGCGTATGCAAAGGTTGATTTCTCTGGTTCAGGAATTACTTCTCTTAGGAGGTTTTGTTGTGCTGGCAATCATCATCAGCTTTTACATCATAGTCCGGTTAATGATATTCCATTTGTGGTCTTCTCCGGTTATCCGGAACCGCATTTCTGGAGGGGAAACTCAGTAGCAGACCTGACAATGGACGTACAGTTGGTGAAGTCCAGCATCCTCCGTAATATGTTAGACAGTCTCGCCAAGAGCATCCATCCGGACACTTGGTTGATTGAGGGGCAGGTCAACATAGACGATGCACTATCGAACAAGGTCGGAAAACTTGTCAGGACAAGATCAGCAGGAGCAATTGGCGAGTTGAACAAGTCCTTCAATGGTAAGGAAGCATTTCCGATGCTCGATTACATGGATCGGATGAAGGAGGACAGGACTGGAATGAGCAAGGCCAGTATGGGTCTTGATCCAGATGCACTCCAAAGCACTGAAAAATCAGCAGTTTCAGCAACAATGGCAAGTTCTCAGGCACAGATAGAGTTATTGTGCAGGGTATTTGCTGAAAATGGAATGAAGCCATTATTTAAGAAGATTCTGAAACTCTTGCACAACCATCAAGAGAAAGCTCGGATGGTAAGGTTGCGTAACTCATGGATACCGATTGATCCTAGAGTCTGGGACATTGGAATGGATGTTTCTGTCAATGTTGCACTTGGAATGGGTACAACTCAGGAGAAGATGCAGATGCTTGCAGGATTATCAGTAAAACAGGAGAAAATACTGCAAGAACAGGGTGATACGAATCCTTTTGTTACAAATGAGCAGTATCATCACACATTATCCAAGATGACAGAGTTATCCGGATTCAAGGATGTGCAGTCTTTCTGGAGCAATCCAAAGGATTTTCAACCTCCACCTCCGGAACCTCCGGAGCCAACACCGGATGAAATCTTTGCAACTGCACAAGCAGATAAGGTTCGTGCAGACATTGAGCTTGACAAGCAGAAGTTCGGTCTTGATCAAGAAAAGATGATCAGAGATGATGACCTGCAACGTGACAAACTAGACTCAGACGTTGGACTCAAGACTCAGGAAATGGAGAACAAGTACAAGACCTCTATTGACATGACTGAGATCAAGGGGAACATGGAGAAGGATCGTGAGAAGATTCGTGCAGATGCACAAGCAAGGATACAGGAGCAACAGATGCAGATGCAACAAATGCAACTACCACAAGAGATGAGTCCTACTAACATTGAACAGGATCCTCTTGAAGAGGGAATGCCAAATTAAATGTCAAGAAAAAGAAAAGGAGCAACTCCTAAAACCATTGAGGAAAGGGTTGCTCAAGCGAATGAAGCGGAAACGCTTCTACAGTCTCCGGTATTCGTGCAAGCGTGTGAATTACTGGAGGATAAGTACATAAATCAATGGATTTCTTCTGGTGCAGGAGATGAGATGAAGCGTGAGCAGTGTTATATATCGCTCAAGGTTCTCTCTGAAGTGAAACTGGAAATCGAATCCATGATAAATAGCGGTAAAATCGCTAAACAATTAACTTAACAGCATTTGAGGAGAATAGACCTTCCTTTTTGGAACAAGTCTAATGTCCTGAGATACTAGAA